CGATAAGATCCATCGAGTAGATAGTTTCAATAAGGTCTTCTGACTCCACGTAGGAGCCTGACTTATACAAGGCGATGCCTGCGGTGTCGAAGGCGGCCTCGATGGACCGTTCGAGCGTCAGGTTTCGCTGGTCGCAGTAGAGCTCGAAGTCATAGGAGCCAATGGACACGCGCACCCCATCGTCTCCGTAGGCATTTCGCGAGGAGTCGAGCAGATAACAGCAAAACGGCGGGGCCTGGTTCGCGCTGGTCGGAAAACGCACGGCACAGAGCGGCGTACCAGTCGACTTTATGGCGGAGCGGGCATCGGTGAGCGTCCTCATACTGAAAGCCCCTTATCTATGTCGGCCTGCATCTGCTCAAAGGCGGGTTCTATATGCGGTATGCCTTCTACGCGGCCACCGCCACGCTTGGCATGGCCCTTCTCAAGCAGGTGTGTAAGCTGATAGTGGTTTTTGTTATAAACATGCCCGGTGTATGATCCAGGAACGTTCTCGTCCACCTTATAAGACCAGCCCTTAGCGTAAGCACCTTTATCCTTGGGGGAATTTGACTTGAGATAGCTTCTGCCATCCTTGCAGGCGTCGGTAATGTTTGCTTTAAGTGCCGCCTCATTTTCAGCTGTGCACTCGCTCAACATCTCGTTTATGGCCTCGGAAAAGCCGGTAGAGCCTGCTGAGACTTTAATTGAGCTAGCCACGGTCGCTGGTCGCCTCCTCGCAGGTAAGCACTACATAGTCAGGCGTGCGCTGCACGCGCGAGACGGACATCTTCTTGCCAAGGTATGTGAGCTTGGTTTCGTCCTTATAGTCACAACGTCTTATCTGTAGGACCGCAGACGGGTGTATGCCTGCTTGAGCCGCCGCGTAGAAGGCAGTTGCCCCCATCGAGCGCTCATTGGCATAGACAGTCCGCTCAGATGTAGAAGTATGCGGCACATCGTCGCTGTCGTAGGTGATTGTGTCGGCTGTGAGAGTAACCGTAGCGTCATACCTAGCCATCTTGGGCCACCGTCAAAGACTGGCCGTAGTCAGACGAGCATTTCATTGCCGAGAGCATCGACTGATAGACCTTGGCGTATCGGTCGGCCTCGTCGTTGTCGAGACCGAAGCTCGCTTTTACGTAGCTTATGATCGCCACCCTCACGAGCGGGTCGCTATCAGAGGCGGCCTTATCAGACGTGATCCCCCCACGCTTAAGATCAGCCTTGGCGGCAGAGATGAGAGTAGATATCTCATCATCGTAATCTGTCGCGGTGATGCGCAGAGAGGTCCGACAGGCGCTAAGTATGTCAGCGGCGGAAGAAGCAGTGTCAGCCATGCCTACTCCTTCTTCCGCGTTGTCGTTTTGGCCTTCGGGCGAGCCTGGGCTCTTTTTGGCACGACCTCGATAAGCCGTCCGTAAAGAGATGAGGCAAGAGCGGCAACACGCGCCTCTCCTGCCTCAAACTCATCTCCGACATGCCTTACGGTGCCCGCCTCACGGTCGTAAAATTCCTTGATCGTGCGGACGTTCATTTTATCATCTCCTAGGCGGCGCTTCCGATGGTGAGCTTCGCGAAGGCCTTGGGGACAATCAGGCCGCAGTCAAACAGGACATAGCCTGTGTAGCTGTGCTCCTGCGTGAATGGGTCGATAAAGGGTGTGATGTCGAGTCCGTCGAAGCGGTTGGCTGCGATGGCCCCGGGGTATCCGACGATAAGCACGCCGTCTGCTACATTGGCGTCTTCTTTTACCGGGGTGCCGAAGATGCGGCCTTGGGTAAGGGGGTCGGAGTTCATCGTATCGGCGATAAAAGCAGGACGACCGTCTGTGTACTGGACACCTGCGACGTAGTCCCAGATGGTAGTCGAGCTCGCATAGATAGCGCGTCCTTTGCTCCTAGCATATCCGTCAGCGTCAACCTTGAGCGCGGCAAGCACTTTGCGCATATCGGCTTCGGTGAGCTTGCCCGCAGTGGCAGGCTTAAGCGCTAAGTTGGCCGAGTCCATGCCAAGGGTTGTATCAGCAAGCTGAGAGAAAGCGTAGACGTCAAGGGAGTTTCCGATGCGATTTGACACCTCACGCGCGAGATAGCTCTCAAAGCCCTGCACCGATTGCACAGAAGCCTTTCGGGAGATCTTGACGGTCTTTTTAAACTCCTCGCCTGTGACGGTGATCGTATCAAAGGTGTTCTGCTCATCGCCAGCTGCTACGTTTTCAGTAGTCTTGGCAGCATCGCCTGCATCAATGGACTTGTGGCGAATGATCTCATAGACGTTTTTCATAGAGTCTATATTGAGATCTCCGTAAAGAGCGTTTCCCGAGTCGATGAGGGACCAGATCTGAGTATCAAGGGCAGTCGGAAGCACATGCGGGGTGTTGGCGGTGGTGGCAGTAAAGGCACGCTTCTCAGCGTCGGTCATCTCCATGCCGTCTACCAGCTTCACGCCGCAGCGTGCAGCCATATCCTTAGTCCATGCGCGCTCGTAGGCTTCCCCGTCGCGTGAAAGGTCGGTCGTCTCCTTGATGGAACCGTTGAACTTCATCACGGAGCCGTTTAAAGACTCGACGGGTTTCAGCTCCCCGCGCTGGTAGTCTTCCTCGAGGCCAGCGACAAGCTTTGCGCGCTTGGCTTTTGCGTCCTCAGCAGACTTTTTGAGCTCGGCGATCTTTGCGTCGATCTCTTTCACGCGGGCCTCAGCGGCGTCTACATCCTCGGCGCTCATCTCGTCGGTGCCTGCTAGCTTGGTGCGAATCTGCTCTTTTTCCGAGAGCAGCTTTTCGATCTTATCCATTCTTTTTTCCTTCCGAAGTGTGGATTTAGTCGCTCATAGACGCAAGCAGCGCTACACGGCGCCTTCTCGTCTCGAGCCTTTTGCGCTCTGCCTGCTCCAGGCGTCTTCGCTCGATCACTCCGTCGAGCGCAGCTCTCGCGCTTATCTCTGTGTCCTCGTCTGCCGGCAGGCTTACTGCCGACACGTCATAGACACGGAAGACCTTGTTTATAGTTTGGGTGCGGGTTGCCTCGTCAAAGTCCATAGAGTCGTAGTCGGGTGTGAAAGCCCAGCTCATGCGGTCGACAAGGCCATTAGAGATGGACTCGTAGAGATTGCGAGAGAACTCAGACTTTGAGAGATCTGCAGCGATGAAGAGACCGTGGGTGTCAGGCTCAACAAGCAGCGTGTCATTTCTCTGGCGGGCGGCCACCATGCCGGCATGATCAAACTGCATAATCACGTCTGACATGTCCGCGCCATCAAGAGCCCGCGAGCTTACGACCTCGTAGTAGGGCTGATTGTCAGAATCGCGCCCAAGTTCATAGGGAGCATCGAATGTCGAGGCGTAGCCCTCGACGTAGTAGTTCGAGTCGAAGCGCTTTGCTCCTTGTGTGACTGTCGAGAACATCGCCGGTGTGTAGCGATAGAGCGTCTTTTTGCCCTCTCGCACTTTAGTTGGTGTCTTGGGTTTGGGCATTGCCGCCTCCTTGTTGTGCTGGCTGCTGCGTGGAATCTGAGATTGCGTTTGCGGCAAGGGCCGCCTTGGCATCGTCTACCGTGTGCTCGGATATGAGAGAGGCGTCTATGTACTCGCCGCGAATGATGCGTTGGTCCCCGTCGGGTCCGATTTGTGGCATTTGCCAGACATCGAGGGCCTGGTTTACGGTCATGATTCCGCGGTCAACGAGGTTGGTCGTGACGTTAAGCTTGGTCGTGTTCGAGGCATATTGGAGCCTGTTTGCGCTGAAAGTGATTTGATTGTGGTTAGCGATCTCGTAGGGCGTGTAGGTCATCGAGGTTAGGACCGCTCCAAGCATCACAGCGAAGGGTTCTATCATGCCCTCATAAAATGCGTTCCACTCATCTTCTGACCACTGGCTGTGCAATATAGTGTCATTGGTCCCGAAGTGATCGTGTGCGTTAGTCCTGATACGCTCCATCTCTCGCGTATCGATAGTCCAGCTTGTAGGGGTCACCTGTGTGACGCTGTCAAAACTCATATCGTAGAGCGCTATGCCGCCCTCGTTGTCCTTGCCTAAGTTCGAGGAGTTGAATTCCTTGCGTTTGGCGGCGATATCATCGGGCGCCATGTTCTGCCCTAGTTTGCCTAGGAAGCGGATAGACGCACCATTTTTGATTGCGGCAAGCTCTGCCTGCTTCTGGGCATCGATGAGCTGCAGCGTGTCATCGAGTGTGTTGAGTTGATCTCCGAAGAGGTCACTTCTGAACTGATGGCGCGTCATTACCCCGACGCGGGACCACTCGATATAACCAACGTCTCCAGAAGAGAATTGCATACGAAGCCAAAGCGCACCAGTGCTGTCTTCGACGGCGTCGGTTCTTCCAGGAAGCGCTACGGAGTACCCCACCTGTGTCAATCCGTCAGAGCCTATGACCGGGACGATAAGGCAGCTGTCGTTTGCCATGAGGCAGGTCCATATGCGCGCTAGGAACTGCGGCGTCGTTGACCAGGGGTTTGGCTGCGTAAGAAGGGCGCGCGTTGCCTGGGGCTCCGCGACGCCTGCCACGTTCGGCTCGAGCTTAGAGGCCTGCCTTGCTCCCGCCTCAATGCATGCGCGGGTAAGGTTTGCCTCGTAGACACCGCCATCCCATGATGTGAACGACGTGCTGTAAGCCGTGAGCGTCTTGAAGTAGCTATCAACGGCCTTCTTTTTTGCGTGCGTCCCGAAGATGAGATCATAAAGCGACCTACGAAGCCTGTGTTTACGTTTCACTCGGTTTCTCATCTCCCTTATCTGGAGCTGTCCAGTGGATGATCTGCTTGTACTCGTCCATGTGGTTTTTTAGGACCACCCAAGCGTCAAGCTCGGCTGCAAAAGCATCGATGCGGTTGTGCTCGTCTTGATCCTTCTTGGATGGTGCTATCTCGCCATTGACGTCGGTACGCACCATCACGTTGCTACGACACCACTCGGCTATAGGGTTTGAATTGTCAACAAGCTCGTTTGCTTGATAGATCGCGCGAAGCTCCTTCATCGGCTGTGAGAGCGTCTGAGCGCCCTGTCTGACCTCATAGCAGTTCTGGGCACCGAAGAAGCCTTTGTATGCATCCATCACCGGCATGTTGTCGCGCCCCAGATGCCACGGGTCGTAGCCGAACATGATCGAGTAGATGTGGTGCTGGTTCCTGAGCTCATCGAGCCACGGTATGGCGCAGCGCTTGTCGATGATGTTGCCAGGGGATACGCGCATAAGCGCGCGCGCGATCCACTTGTCGTAAGGCATTGCATCACGCCCGCGCCTGTCTCCTGCTATTTCACGTGCCTTGAGGCTTGCCTCGGTCACCCACACCATGTGGGCGGCGTAGATGCGGCTATCCTTCGGCCGCATCATGAGGGCACAACAGGCCGTGAGATCGGTCGTGTCTGATGCGTCAAAGCCGACTACGGCATATTTGAATCCCATCTTGT